TCCCAATTTTTTCGTGTTGCCCAATTGAGCATTATGCATTTTAATAAGTGATTCTTCCGTATGTTTTTGATTGTACATCGGGTTGCCTTTTCCGGAATTCCTCTTACTAATTTTTTCACAATGTTCTTTCGAACGAGGGGGTTTTGGGATACCCTTCATAGATTTACTTTGTTTTTGTTTTGTTTCTTCCGATGATGGAATGCCCTTATTCCAAGGTTCTTTACCAAGGTGCGATTCACTCATTTTTTTAAGAGTTTCGTCAGAAGGATGCTTATTTTTATGAGCACTTCTATTCTTCTCAATCCACTCCTTATACTTTTCCGGATCTTTAGGAGCTGGCAAAATAATACTCCCTTGGAAGAATGGAATTCTTGTACCTTTTATGATGATAAATATGGGTATCTTTAAACATAGTTACACCATTATCGATATTCCACAGCTCTTTGCACAAAAGGGCATCTTCTACAGTTTTGATATTATATTCTTTTAATAGTGTTGAGAACGGGATAATGTGATGAACTTCCAAGTCACCACCGCGCATACCCGTAAAGCAATCCCTATAGTCATCTCTTTCCATCACTTTTCTTCTCCACTCATACATTTCCGGCAACATTCGTAGAGTTTTCAAGAAGGGTGTAATGCCACCATTCCATCGATTATTATCCGATCCCCGTGTAGTTGCACTCATACGTTTGCTAATTTTTTTACAGTGTTCTTTTGAACGCGGCGGTTTTGGTTTATTTTTAAGTGCTTTACTTTGATTATCCTTTGCTTCCTGTGACGAAGGAATCCCTTTATTCCAAGGAATTTGATCTTTATGTGACATACTCATCTTGTCACGTGTTTCTTGTGGTATCGTTTTTCCTTCCCAATGAGAAGGTTGTCCCATATGTGATTCGCTCATTTTCTGCTTCGCTATATCAGAAGCAGTTGTTCCAACACGATGTTTCGCATAACGCTCGTATTCGATTTCTTTTTGTTTTTGACTTATTGGAGCAATGATAAAATTTTCCTTCCCGAATTTATCAACAAGTCCTTTATAGTTGCAAATTTTACATTTTATAATTTGTATCCCAATACTATGTTTCTTAGCACTTTTCCCACATTTCAATAAATCGGTGGAACCACACTTCGGACAAGTTAGATATTCGATCAAAGATCACTCTCCCACGCTTCCGAAAATTCTTTATCGGCAAACATTTCCGCAAGTCCCTTAACCTGTTTCAACCTCAACACTTCGTCCGGTTCCATTCCGAGCTCCTTTCCTATTTTTTCATTAGACCAATTTCTACGAGAGAGTTCTTGGACAATTTCACTCATACCATCAACGCTATGTTTACCCCGCGCGCGATTGTGGCGAATTGTGGAAGACATGCGATCGCCACGATCAACCCTGTCTTGGTTAATTTTAACAATGGGCAAATAGCCATGTGTGCGTGATATGACATTCGGCGATTCCTTCCCCACCCGTGTTCTATGGAATCCGTCAACAACTTCAATATTGCCTTCACTTTCCCAAGCAACCACAGGCTGTGTATATCCGTCTTCACGAATAGAAGTTTCCAATAATTTCATTTCTGGGGGAGCAACGGAGTTTGGATTATAATCATTTTTTCCAACAGATTTGGAATCGATCCATAACACAAGATCTACCGGTTCATTTTTCATCGGACTTACCGAATGGAGAATGGTACGTATCTTATTAAGTAACGAAATTCGTTCTTGTTCCGGATATTTCATCAACTCTTCGGAAATCTCTAATACTTCATTTATTAAATCAGTTTCCATTCTTCTCTCCGTTTTTTCATAAGTTCAATATATTTTTCATAAGCTGATGTTTTTGTCGGTGCGAAGGATAATGTTTTCATCCAATAATCGTTTCGTAGAAGAGCTTTGCAAATTCGTTTCCACGAGGGATGGTCATCGGTGCTTCCACAATCGTTTGGTTGTGTATCTGGAATAACAATATCTCTATTTTCATACCACTTTAAATAAACAGCAATTTTGTTTTTATAATGTTCAGAAGTTTTCGTGGGCATAGAACCGAGAAGGTGTGTAGCGAAAGATTTCCAACTGTGACCACTTGGTAACACAATCTGGTTAATGCCCAAAACGTTTCCTTTTTCGTTTGAGTAGAGAGCACCCATATTAGCACCATTGACGCGCGCAACCACTTTTCCCCAAGTTTCTGGTTCAATAGCATGAAACAACCACAACCCTCGCCTCTGTTCTGGTCCATATGGCTCACATATTCGCATGTTGTGAAGAGTGATACCGGCTTTAGCCATTTGGTCATAGAGTTTATTATAAGGTAGTTTGGTTTTTCCATGAAACTTCCAAATATCTTCTGCAGTCCAATCGTAAATTGGGTAAACATTACACACGGATCCAAAAACTGTGGTATAGCACTTATTTTCATAAGAACCTTTAGTACCACTACTTATTGTTCTCCATCTGTTAAGTGATTCGCGTGTTCGTATTCCTACAAATGAAGCAGTTGGTTTGCTATCAGAATACCACTCTAAAAACGATGGTACAAATTCCTCAAATGTCATAGCATAAGTATAGAATGGAAGAACTTTGTAATCGGTGATAGCAACCTTTGGGGGTTCGCGCACCCACAGTTTTTCTTTTCCACTTTCCCATGATATCCACTCTGGTTCAAATTGTGATACTGCATTCACGGTTTTTAATGGAAGACATATCCAATACGGATCTATACAATCTTTGTAGAGATCAAACATCTCTTTTACGTGGTTTATAGTGAATTTATATTGTGCTTCCCAATCGATAAAAAGTACAGCGATTCTTCTGTTACGTTTATGCGCTTCCTCTGCAATTAGGTGAAGCATTACAGTTGAATCTTTTCCACCAGAGAAGCTAACACAGATTTTTGGGAACGTATCAAATGCCCAAGATATACGTTGACGCGCAGCGGTGAGCACGTCTATACCCAGTGGCCTTTTCCACTTCAATCGGAATCACCAAAATGCTCTTCCTTATGACATTTTAAACACAATGTTATACCATTGTTTAAGTCCCACAATTCTTTGCATAATAACGATTCTTCGACTGTCTTAATATTATTTGATTTAATGATTTTTGAAAATTCTTTTATGTGGTGAGCGTTTATATCTCCCCCACGGTGGTTGCATTTCCCACATGTAAAATTATCCCTTTCGAAGATAGAGTCGACCCACACATCATATTCCGGGAGCCTCCGTATTTTTTTAACTATCGGTGTTATTCCACCTTTCCAATTGAAGTGGTCGGAACCTTTATGCGCAGAATCTCTCATTTTATTACATGTTTCCTCTGAGTGTTTGAAACCAAGAGTGTTTGTGTTTCCAACCATTGATTCGCTTCGCTTTTTTATTGTTTCTTCTGGTTGCTTCTGTCCGGTTTTAGATTTACTTATTTTATCACGTGTTTCCTTCGATGGAGATATACCAATATTCCAAGGAGCGTTTCCTTTAAGAGATTCGCTTATGTGTTGCTTATGAATGTCAGATTTTGGTTTATTTTTTAATCCATTGCTTATATTTTCACATTCTTCTTTTGATTTAATGCGACCGACATTGGATTTGCTAATTTTTTCGCAATGATCTGAAGATAGTGGAACGTTTCTTCTTTTTGCGGCAGCGGCATCAATACTTTCTTTCCAGATTTTATATTTATCTGAATCTTTCCAGATTATATATTCATCTGTATCTTTTTTTGGGGGCATGGTTCGTTCACAGATTGAGTTTTTCTTGATTCCCAATCTCTTTCTGAATCGCCTTCGCTGCATGAAATGACATATTGATTCCAAGTTCTTTTGCGCGCGCTTTCATTCCAATCGGGAGAGTGATATCAAGATAAAGGTTTCTACCTATTATCCACTTTCAACCCTTCTCTGGGCGCGCACCCGAGACCACACGGCTGCTCAAAGAATATCTCGCAGTCGCAGAAACAATTCATGGTCCTGAAATAATCGAGCGTTTTCTGAATATTGATTTCGGGATAGTGGCTTTCTATGATATTGCATGTGAGTTTGAAAGATCCGTCACAGTTTGTAACAGGTCCACCACAATCTTCACATTCTCTTATGCTCAGGTGGAAGCAAAGACTATCGGTAAATTCATCCCAACGCGGATCGAGAGGTGTAAAAATCTTGGTCTTCGTGTTTATGAAATTGGGTTTTCGCATACTATCTGATACGCGTTTAAAGTTAAAAAAGGTTACGATATCAAAGGACAATTTTCCAAAATACATTCATCTTCATCCACTCCACGAAATTTACATCCTATTATATTTGATGGAAAATATCGAAATGGACATTTTTCTTTTTCTATTGTGACAGTGATGTTCCAATGTCGTGTGTCTTCTTTCATATGGACCATATCTATCCACCGTTCAAATAATCAATTGCTTCTTCTTCGCATTCTGTTGAGCAAAACGGGGTGCATTCGGTGGTCCAATACACGTTTCCACAATTCTGGCATTTTCCAATAGGTGCAGGAATCTCCCCGCGCGCTAAAGCCACCAGCCCGATCTGACACGGTTCTTTCTCACTACATCCCATGCGTTCATCC